AGATTTTGAAGGTAAAAAAGAAATGGATGAATTAATAAATCAAATGATGTTAAAAACATTTAACAGTCATATTAGTTGGAGCTGGTTAAATGTTTTAGGAGACAACTCTTACAATAATCCACATTCACATCCCACTCTTCATTCTAATTTTTCAGGAGTGTTTTATTTATCAAACGAAAACAACAATATAATTTTTACAAGAGATAATGAAACTTTTAGTTTCCAACCAACAATTTTTGATTTTTTAATTTTTCCATATAGTTTAGTACATTATGTACTACCGGAAAAAAGAAAAGAAAAAAGAATATGTTATGCATTTAATTTAAAAACTTTGGAGGATAAAAACAATGTATGAATCATTAACAGAAGCAACTAAATTTCATTCAGTAAATGAATCTAATTGGATTGGAGAAGCGTTAGCAGAATATAAACATAACGTTTTTAATTTAATAAAAGAAAATAATATAAAAACTATTTTAGATTATGGTTGTGGTAAAGCAAAATTTCATTCTATTTTATTTAATAATAAAAAAGTTCCTGGCTCACCAATGGATATTAACATTACTCCTTACGATCCAGCAGTTCCAGAATTTGCTAATAAACCAACTGGACAATATGATTTAGTTTTATGTGTTGATGTAATGGAACACGTTCAAGAAGATAAAGTTGAAGAAGTTCTTAAAGATATATTTACTTTTAGTAACAGAATATTTTTAACTATCACTTGTTATCCTGCCACACAAGTTTTACTAAATGGTAAAAATGCTCACTACACTATTAAAGAACCTGATTGGTGGAAAGAAAAATTAAAACCTTATGATGGAAGTTATATTTCTATTTTTCAAACAAAACCTGATAGGGGAGGCAAAACTATAAACAAAGAAGAGTGGATGCCTAATAAAATTACGTTAGAAAAATTAAAAAAAAATCATAAAACACTGGACGAAACTCAAAAAGAAAAAGCTAAACTGTTGTAACAATGCCTATAAAAATTGTAGATGATTTTGCAAATGTAAAAGAACAATTAGAAATAATAAATTATATAAACAATAATAATTTACTCTATTCTTTTAACAGAACCTCTATAACAAATAAAAAATTTATGACTTCTAATACAATAGATTACCCGCAAATTGTTCATGAAATTATTAAAGATGATGAGATATATAATAATGTTTTATTTTCTTATATCTACACTTTATTATTTAAACATAAACTATCTAATAATTTTATTCATAGAATAAAAATAAACACAACGTTTCCTTACCCTAAAAATAATAAAAAAAATTATGGACCAATTCATATTGATATATCGAATCCTAATGTAGATGGTATTAGTATTATATATTATATAAACAATAGTGATGGAGATACTTTATTTTTTGATGATAAATTAAATGTAACTAAAAAAATTACACCACGACAAGGAAGAGCTATTATATTCGATAATAAAATAAAACACACAGCTTGCTGTCCAATTAATTCAACTCACAGACAAGTTATAAATATGGTCTTATACAAATGATAAATTTAATAGATAAAAATAATAAATTAAGTGAAAATAAAAATAGTCTAGTAGTCACTTATCCAAGAACTGTTCATATTTTATTTGGCAATTATCCATACCCAGAAAAAATACATAATTTTATTTTAGAAATTAAAAATAATTTAAGTGAAAAAATGGAAGGGTACACAAACGTAAAAGGAGGAATGACAAGTTGGGATCATTTTATAGATAAACCATCATATAAAGATTTTATATCTTACGTAATTAACAAACACCAAATATCACACCCAAATATTTTTGAACATTTTTTTGAAAAATATATTCTTAGAGAGGCTTGGGGAAATGAAATAAAAAACAATGATAGTTTAGATTATCATTATCATCATTATATTCATGGAATTTTATATTTAACAAAAGGTTGTGATTTAAATATACCAGAATTAAATATTCGAATAACACCTGAACCAGGAGACTACTATATACTACCCCCTTATATACAGCATGGATTTGAAAAACATAATGGAGAAAATAATAGATATTGTTTAGTTTTTAATTTGCACAACAACCCAATGTCTCATTTTAGTTATAATAAAAAAATTGAAAAACTTGAAAAAATAAAATGAACTATTTAGAAGCCATAGTACAAATAGACAATATTATTGAAGATATATTTTGTAAAGAAATAATGGACTATTATAATAATATTAATTTAAAATCTTTAGGAGTGGTAGATCCATCTGATCACACTTCTAGAAATGTTTTAGGAAAACATCTAGATTACAAAGAGGATAAAGTCATCTTTGATAAAATAAATAAAAAAATAGAACAGACTTATAATTTTTATAAGATTAAATTTCCAAAAATTTTATTAAATAAAATTAGTGAAATAGATTTATTAAAGTATGAAGTAGGTGGGTATAATAAATATCATGTAGATGTTTATACAGATATTCCAAGATCTCTTAGTGTTATAATAAATTTAAACAATGATTATAAAGGTGGAGATTTAGTTTTTGTAGATCAAAAAAATAAAGAAACAAAAAGATGTAAATTAAATAAAGGCAGTATTATATTTTTTCCAAGTAATTTTATGTACCCACATGGAATTGAAAAAATAACAGAAGGGACTAGGTACAGTATAGTAGCATGGCTTCAATAGACGTTAAAGTAGATAACCTGTTTCCAAATTTAATAGCTACTAAAAATATAGATGTTTCAAAGTTAAATGTTACAGGAAAAAATTTTAAAAAAACTTTTGGATCAGATATAAAAACTACTCTTAATGGTAACACATTATTTAATAAAAACTCAATAAATTATTTAAATATAGAACTTAGATTAATATTAGGTTATTTATTAAAACCATATTGTAAGACTTTTGTTTTTAATGTGTGTGATATATGGTTAAATAAATATAGTAAAAATGACTATCAAGAAAGTCACATTCACCCCAGTGATTTTTCTTTTATAATATATTATAAAATAGATAAATCTTATACAATTTTTAATAATCCAGTTAAAAGTTTATTAGAGATGCGTGATAGTAAAATATTTAATAAACATTATAAACCAAAACTAAAACAAGGAGATCTAATAATTTTTCCCTCTTACTTAGAACATTGGGTAAAACCTAATTCTAATAACACGACAATTGCAGGTAATATAAAAATTATAGATATAATTAAATGAATGAAAAAACTGTAAACATAAATAATTTTATTGGTGTGTATGATAATTATATTACTAAAGAAGAATGTAACAAAGCCATAAAACTATATGAAGACCAAAATAAATTTAATAAAACCCTTAGTAGAATTAGTTCTGAAAAAGCATCGATCTTAAACAAACAAGATCAACAATTTTTTGCAGGGCCAGGTAATATAAATATTTGGTGGGAAGAGTTAAAACCTATGATAGTAAATTTTGATATAGCGTGGAATCATTATGCAAAAAATGTAGGTGCAATTGATGCTTATGGTGGTGAACCTTTTCATTATGCAGATTTAAAAATACAAAAAACATTACCCACAGAAGGATATCATGTTTGGCATGTAGAGCATGCTAAAGGATATGACAATGAAAAAAGAGCGTTTGTTTTTTCAATATATTTAAATGATGTAGAAGAAGGAGGAGAAACAGAATTTTTACATTTTTCAAAAAGAGTAAAACCAAAGACCGGTAGAATAGTTATTTGGCCAGCAGGCTTTCCATATTTACATAGAGGTAACTCACCTTTATCAGGTGAAAAATATATTCTAACCTCCTGGATGTTATTGCGACCGTGATTAGAAAAATTAACACTAATACTCCAACAAAAACAAATAAAAGAATAATTAGTTTGTTATCAGAAATTGATGGCTGGGGTTTTGGGTACGATAACAATAGTAACCAAATAAACGTTAGTAAACCAGATGCTGGTTTTACTTTAAAAACTTATAACAATTCATCTAAATATATAGATAATAGTGGTTTAAATTGTTTTGCATATTTTATATCTGACATAGTAGAAAAAAATATTTTTTTTAAATTTAAATCAATAAACAGAATACATTGGAATTGGTATCATCCAGGCAGTAAAATGGAATTACATTCTGATGAAAGTTTAGATAAGTTTTTTTCAATTGTTTATAATTTACACACTAACGATGGTGGAACAGAGTTTAGTGTAAATGATAAAAATACTTTTTATAATTCTATTGAATCTGAAGCTTTGTTTTTTCCAAGTAAAATACAACACAAAGCAGTACCTCCTACAAAAGATTTTAATAGGTTTTCTTTAAATATAGTTGTTAATATATAATATGAAACTGGTATATTCTATTCCAGGGAAAATTTGGTGCATACATAATTTTTTAGATTATAACGCATATAAAGGTATTCATGATGCCATTATCAAAGAACGAAAAAAAATTAATTTAAAAACTACTAAAGGACTTTGGAACGAAAGTTTAATAACTAATATAAATCCTCCAGATAGAGTTCAAGTAAGTAATTATGAACCTTTTGACAAATTAAAAACATTAGTTTCACACAATGTATATTTTAAATTACAAGATGTAAAATATATGTCTACAACTATTCATTACATGAAAAAAGGTGCGGGTATAAACTGGCACAATGATGGTGATTGGAAATATGGAGCAACTTACTACATAAATAGAAGATGGAATAAAAATTGGGGTGGTGAGTTTATGTTTTCTAATGAAAATGGTTTTAGTTTTTTACCTTATGTGGGTAACTCTTTAGTTATCGCTAAGGCTCCAATTGAGCATAAAGTAAACCCTGTCTTGAGTCCAATTATACCTAGAATTTCTGTACAAATTTTTATGAAGTAGGTCTTGCACCTAATCTAGTAATTTTTTCAGCTTCAGTTTCTCCGTCAACGTTATCATTATCCCATACTAGTTGTCGGTATACTAAATTAGCTGCGTTCCATTTATCAATAAATGGTTGAAAATCTAAACCAGTACTAGCCCAAGTATCATTAGGAGTTCCGTCTTTAAATTCTACTTCATCTTCAGCGTTTGAAGTTTGATATTGAACTGCCCAAAAATTTGAATAAGAAGGATTGCTCCAAAAAACATCGTCATCAATTTTATGACCAACAGGTTGACCATCCATAGGATTAAGTTCTGATTGATTTATAATTATTTTATCGTCAAATATTACTGTCCAAGTTCCTTTAGATGCCATTTTTTCTCCTAAGTTTTAATAATGTAAATTACTGTTAAATATGGTTGAAGTACTGAAGTCGAATCTCCACTAAAGTTTGCACTCATATTGTGTTGGTGTCCCGACCCAGATCCCGAAGTATCTGTTGCTTTGCCTTCAGGAGCCTGACTAGGTAAATCTTGGTCAAGTTGGTTTTGACCCATAGCTCTACCCCCAACGTTCATATTATGGGAGTGACTAGCAAGTTGAGCTACTGATAAAGATGCATTTGCTGTAGATCCACCTACGTTTCCAGTTGAAGAAACAGTGTTTGCTCCACCAGTAGATGCTAAAGCTTTGTTATTAGATTTTCCAATCGCTACGTTATCTGCTAGGTTTGGAAGAGTAAAAGTAGTTGAACCATTACCTGCACCATAAGTTGTACCAATAATTGCAAATAAATCTGAGTAAGTTGATCTTGAAACTGCTGCGCCAGCACATTCTAAAAATCCTGTTGGTACAGATGAATCTGACCACGGCACAATAGTAGCTGTAGGTATACCTTCAATGCCTGTAAGGTCTGATCCATTAAAGTTATATTTAGTTGCTTCGTAATTTGCCATATTATTTCTCCGTGTATGTCCATCCTACATTTGAACCAGAGTAAACTAATCCAAAACCAGCTCCTTCAGTATTAACCACTAAGTCTGCTGTTGCATTTGTTATTTTAGAACTATTTCTTCCAACAGTCAATGCGTTAGAATCAAAAGTATATCTTGAGTCTACAAAATTTACAATGTCACCAACCGCAGGTGATGCTGGAAGCGTTACTGTAACTGCTCCACCATTTGTGTCTACAAAAAGATTAGCTCCTGATTGAACTGTTTCTGCTGCAGTTATAGTTCTCCAAATTCTTTCTTCAGTAAGTTTTACAACATTTGTTCCATCAGAATATACTACGTAATTATTACCTTCACAAAGTAATACACCACTTCCTGAAGCTGTTTTAAATGTAAGGGTATAGTTAGCATGATTAGTTCCATCTACAAGATTGTAGACTTTTTCAATGCTATTAGGAATAGTTACTGTTCTGTTTGCAGCTAACGTTCCTGTAAATTTTAAAGTTGCATTTCTTGCATTTGAAACTGTTCCATCAGTCATTGCAAGAGCAACATCTGAAGATGCTACATCAATTGCTTGATAGCCTGCAACACCTTGTTGAACAAGGTTTAAGTTATTGTTTGTTTTTGTGCCCCATGTACCAGCGTTTTCACCGGTAGCCATAAGTTCTAGTTTAAGATCTGATGAATATGTTGATGCCATTATTTATATTCCTTATTTTTGTTATTTATATTGTTTATTTAGTTTTAAGTCAAACATAATTATGCAGGTGTTTTTCTTGTATATCCTGTGCTTGTTTTAGGGACCCTTCTTGAGTATCCTGAGCTTGTTTTAGGGCTACGTCTTTCATAATATTTAAGAATTAATTCTTCAGCATTAACACTTGTAGTAGCTGTTTGACCTAAACCATCTAAACTAGCTATGGTTAATTGAGTTGTAGTAAGAGCGCCTACAGCACTTGTAGCTGATTGACCAGCTAACAATGCTGGAGTTATATTTTCTATTGTTAACGATCCAAGTGCACTTGTAGCTGAAACACCGGTCAATAAATGAATAGGGTTAGATGAAATTGTAAGAGCACCAACTGCTGTTTGAGCAGCGGATGGAGCAGTTATACCCATTACGTCTGCAGGGGATATACTTCCTACAGCACTCGTGGCTGATTGACCAGATAGACCAACTGAATGATCGTCTACAGATAATAATCCTGGACTTGATGTTAAACTTAGTGCAGGTAATACAAGTGTATGATCAGAAAACGCAGTTAAACTTCCTACTGCACTTGTAGATGATTGTCCTGTTAATCCCATTATCTGATCATCGGGACTTAAAGATCCAACACTAGTTGTTGCAGATAAACCTATTAAATTAAATACAGCTGAGTTAACAGTGCCCCAACCATTTTCACCCCAATCTAAAGTACCCCAACCTGGTTGCACTTCTATAAATTCATTTGGTATGTTTAAAGATGTTGTTGCTGTTAAACCTGAAAGAATAACATCAATAGCAGACTCTCCCCAGTTTTCAAATCCCCAAGTATCTCTACCCCAACCTTGAGCATTAAAAGATTCAACTGACCCAACTGTAGATGTAAGTGATAAACCTGTAACAGAAATATTAACTTCCGTTTGAAGACCGTAACTATTTTGGCCCCAGGTGGTTCCGGATTGGTTCCAAGTGTTAGCCATAAGGATTTACTCCCTATGCTATCTGAACGATTGCGTTGCCTGCAGTTTGAGCTGGAAATTGAACTGTGAATGTGCCGCTTGTTACAGTTTTATCTGCACCAAAGTTAATTGCACAAACACTTCTGTTTGTTGTGAATCCTGTCACTGCTGTTGAATTATAAATTAAACAACCTCTTGCTGTAAATGTAGCTGAAGTAAAACTGACATCATTAAATTTTACACATGCTGTGTCACTAGATAAAACTGGATCAGCTGATGGTGTTAATGCTGCTCCACCTGCAGTGTAACCACTGTTTGATGCGCCGCCATCAGTTTGACTTTGACTAACTTCAAGTGTGTTAGTTGGAACTGCGTTAGCTGATGCGGGTGCTGTGTAAACAGTTGTTGTTTTACTTAATGAAGCTGAGTCACTTGAAAATAAAGCTAACTTATATGCATTACCTGTTGGTGCGCCACTAGCATCATTAAAATTGTGACCACCCTGTAAAATTTCTACTTTGAATGAATTACATATTGCTGATGTTATTGTCATAAATTTTTTCTCCTAATTACGGAGACGGCGACTTGACTGGTATTCTAACTGTTCCGTCAGTATAATCGTCTCGTCTTCGTCTTCCAAGTTGCATACCTGCAAACTGTTGTACTGAAGTTTTATACTTATTCTCATACAATGTCAACATTTCCATTGGACCTTTTAAAAACATGAATGCTTCTACTAAACAAGCATATAATAACCCTTGTGGAAAATAATTACTTACATAAGTTCCAGCGGTATTGGTCTCTAAACCAGTTGGTTGAGCATTAAAATAAATAGTATATTTATAATTTTGATCTGGAGTAGGTGCAACAAATAAAGCGCCAGATGTAGCAGAATCAGCACCCGTGGTAGCACCACCAAACATAGCATAGTACTTAGGTAACCCTTTTACATTTTGAGCTGTCCTGTCTCCTAAAGGACCTGTTGCTTCTCCTACATACTCAGTAATATAAGTTTGATCTTTTTTTTCTAACCAAAAACCCTGTTCCGTATCCGATGTTGTAGAATCAAAAACTTGAACGCCTCTTATAAATAAAGCTTTTGTAGGAACTGTAATAGTATTAAAATTTTGTGCAAATTGACCATTGTCTTGAAACCTGTCAGAATCCATAGGGAGATCTTGATTAATTCTAAACTCAGCGTTTTCTATAAATCTATTTATAACAGCAGCAGTAAAAACACTAGAGTCTACTTCTGTGTAGTTTCTAATATCGGTTGTTAAATCTGCGTATGTGTATCCAGCCATAACTATGCTCTATCATTAATGGGTCCGATTGTACACTGAAAACCGCCCCCTGTTTCTGTGCTTGATGCAGTGTTAGTTAACGTAACATTTATACCATCAAATTGTGTGGTTGTAGATGGTTGACCTGTACTTGGAACTGATGTTTCATTTAAAGAAACAACTTTATAACAACCAAAAACTTTTGCTCCTGTAGTATGACTTTTTGCCGTCGTAGGTTGTGGTGCAACACCTCTATAGGCAGCACTTGTACCCCGAGTACATCCTGTTAATTGATGTGTTGATCGTCCTGTGTATTCTATTACTTCGTTTTCAAACAAACCTGAAACTGCATTTACTTTTTCAATTACAATAAAACCCGAAGTAGGAAACTGTGCTCCATCAGTTAAATCAATTGTAGTAGCAGTATCTGTTATTGTCCCATTTAATGTTGTAGACATTTGTAATGTTGATATTGCAACACCACCCACTGGAGATTTAACATTTCTAAATCTTACAAAATCATTTACTTGTAAATCACCATTTGGAAAATTAATTTTTAATGTAGTATTAGATGCAGTTACAAAAGGATTTTCTGGTAAAAAATCTTCTGTTGGAAATTCTGTTCTAGCAGTTCTAGCTCTTTGTAAAGCTTGTGGATCTGCACTTGTAGGTTTAGGATCTAACTGTGGTTGTTTAGGCTCGTACTCTGAAACATGGACCAGGGCACCAGTCCATTCTCTAACCATTTCGTTATATGGAAAAGCCATGCCAGATCTATCAGAAATAGCTAAAGCAAATTTACCTGATGCAAAAGTAGTCATTAACCAATACCAGGGTAATAAATTTTAGGTGCTATGTAAGTAGAATTAGAAGAACCGTCTTCAGACTCTGCTCTTTTTAATTCATCTTCATATAATAATTTTAATTCTTGAACTCTTTGTGGCGCATATTTTATAGCTAGGTAGTAAGCTAAACCCATTATCATACAAGGTACAAATCTATAAGGCACATCGGTTGCATTTGTATACGCTCCTACATCATCAATTCTTTTTGTGTAATAAAAATTAATATAGTTACCATCTTGGGCTGAACCAGGAGTTAAATATAAAGTCATTGTAACTTTGTCTATAAATCTTTGAACCCAATATTGAGTAGGTAAACCTGTAGAAGTTTTATTTGAAAATCCTTGATACTGTGATCTACTAATTCTTGTCATAGGTGTATCAACTGAAGTTGCTTTAACTCTATGAT